ATGCTTGAAACACTGACGAAAGACGAACTGAGGCTCAAGATCATTTCACTCCTGCAGGACGACAACCGTACGCTGGGACAGCTCGGTACGATCTACGAGGAGATTGAAATTGTCGAGTCTGCTGGTGTCACACAGAGCAACTGGCAACTGTCATTGAACACTGAAGCTGATCTGACCGAGGCGGCTAAAGATGCTGTACGGGATGCAGCAGAAGCCGCACAGACCAAATGGCGCATCGACCTGCCCTACCTGGGGAGTTCAGCGCACCGCATGTTTTAGAAGAGCCCAGCGGGCTCTGTCTCCCGGTCCCAGCTGTAGATGACCAGCTCGCCGCGCTCGACACGATTGGCGCCCCCACCCACGGTGTAGTCCAGCTTGAGAGCCTCCATGTCGAAGTCCCTGAAGCACTCTCGGATCGCGGGGTGATCATTGATGCTGACCACTGCTTTGCCCTTGATCGTTTTGAGCTTGGCCGCCATCAGCTCGTACTGTTCCCAAGGAAACGGCACGCCGTACCCCTCAGTCTCCCAGTAGGGCGGATCAGCGTAGAAGAGTGTGTGCGGCCGGTCGTAGCGGTCAATGCACGCCGCCCAATCGAGCTGCTCGACGTATGTGCCGCCCGCAAGGCGCAAATGCGCTGCTGACAGCGTTTCTTCGATGCGCAGCAGGTTGATCGCCGGGGCCGTAGTGGCAGTGCCAAAGGTCTGGCCGCTGACCTTCCCCCCGAACGACAGCTGCTGCAGGTAGAAGAACCGGGCCGCGCGCTGCACATCCGTGAGCGTCTCCGGCCTGGTCTCCTGTAGCCACTTGAACACCTGGCGACTCGTCAAGGCCCACTTGAACTGCCTGACGAACTCTTCGAGATGATGAGTGACGACCCGGTACAGATTGACCAAGTCGCCATTCACGTCGTTGAGCACCTCGACGTCCGCAGGGTGGCGGGCGAAGTAGACGGCAGCACCGCCCGCGAACAGTTCGACGTAGCAGCTATGGTGGGGAAACCGCTTCAGGAGGAGGTCGACGAGGCGGCGTTTGCCGCCGATCCAGGGAATGATGGGACTTGTCATTTATCTCAGCTGTAGGCCCTCTGGGGGGCTCTGATGGGGCGCTCACGGCGCTCAGCTGATTCATGGCCCCACACCTGGGGCACTTGATGACCAAGCGAGAGAAGACTCCCTCGCCGAGTTTGCGGCGGCATGCGCCGCAGCGTATTTCTTCCATTGCAAGCCTCTTTCCCATACGGAAACTCTGGTAGGCTCGGCCGCACTCTGTACAGGGTGGCGGGCCTTGCCGGCTTGCAGGCGTGTTCTGCAGGTTGGGGTCTGGTCAGGTGTTCCCGCACCTGAACAGGTCGCCCGTCTTTTTTCTAGATGACCTCTGCGTACTCGAACAGAGCCGGTAGATCAGCAGCGATGTTGAGTGCGCCGGCCAGCAGTTGCACGGTTGGGCTATCACTCTCGATGGTCGACGCGCCCTGCCAATCCACGCGCGTGCGATACCGCATGTGCTCATCAGGGATCGCTTCGATGGCAGCCAGGATCGCGTCCTCCTTGATGCCCTTGAGATCAAACAGCGCGAGCAGCGCCTGGCGCTTGGTGACTCGCTTGCGCGCGGCCTCCCGCGCCTCACGTTCCGCATTGGCTTTTGCGGCGGCCACGGCCTGCAGCTCCTCCGCGCTCAGCGGCACGACAGACCACTGCTGTCGCCACACGCCGTCGATCTGCACCGGCTCCATCTCTTGGGGCTTGTGCGTTTCCGGTTCGTACGTCGGCGTGTCAGAGGGCTCGACTGGCGCATAGTGCTCAGTCGGGATAAAAGGCTTGCCAAACATCGTGTTCGGATGGCGCTCTCGAATATCCATTTCAGTCAGCGGATATTCGTTGGTGTCGATATGAATGTACATATTTCTTCCTAGATGACGCGGCCAAGGCGCGTACCCGTCGCCAGCCATGTGACGTAGGCGTTGCCATCCACGTAGCAACCGGCCGCCTGTCCGTTTGATGGCAGGCCCTCACCGTGGTCTTGATAGGAGCCGCCCCAGGTGGCGTAGCTGCCCCCAATGCCGGGTTGCCCGATTGCGCCGCCCGAGCCGCCTGTACCGCCTTCGGCCCAGGGCGCGGTCTCACCGCCCAGGACAGCACCTCCATATCGCCAGTACGTCCCGGAATCACCGTAGGCCTGGGAAAGCATCGTCACGGCGCCACTCTCACTGAACCCAGCCCCCCGCCCACCGTTGCCACCGAAGGCCCAGTAAATGCCGTCATCAAACAGGTACTTGACCCAGGCCTGCCCACCGCCGCCGCCACTGCCGCCGCCACCGAACATGGTTCCGCCGTTCGTGAGGCGGATACGCGTGCGCGTGTACAGCGCAGTCCCCCCATTGATCAGCCCACCCATACGAGCTGAAGAGTTCACAACGATATGCAGCACATCGTGCGGGATGTTTTCCACGCGCAGCGCGGCGACGTCGATGCCTGAATTGATGGTGAGCACGATCTGCCCAGCGCCGTCCCAACCAGCCGCCACGGCGAGGGCTCGGATGTCGGGGCTGCGTACGTGCGCAGCAATGTTGATGCGCGTGGTCTTGGGACCACATGCCATTAGCCATCGGACGCTCATGCTGTGTGCACTCCTGCGACGAATGCATCGACGTACCCGGCGCGCGTCCAGATAAATGTCACAGTAACAATCTGACCGGCTGTATAGGTCGGAAAGCTGACCCCGACCGGGAACCGTACATCTGCCCCAAAGGACACCGGCCAAGCTCCTCCAGAAAACTGCATGCGCAAGGTTGCCTGGTCGCCGTAGGACCGGAGTGCCTGCGCGAAGTGAGTGTTGTACTGCACAGTGACGTGGTGGATAGACCCTACGCTGGGATCAACGAAGTACAGCTTCGTGTCTCCCGGTCCAACCCCGGTATTGGCGGTCACAACACGTTCGCGGAAGTCCCGATCAGAGATTTCCCGGGCCCAGGGCGACCATGCAGCATCGTGCTTGTACCGGCGCCACTTGGAGCCGGTGTCCGGGAATCCGCTGAAGCAGAACGTGGCCTCTTGGCAAGCGCGCGAGTCGCCGTAGTTCCAGCATGTCACGATCCAGGCTTGGGCGCCGGGATTGGCCGTGCCGGTAGGCCAGTCTGGATTGCCGCCGTTGCCGTCCACGTAGATGTAGGTCGTGCCGGTGGGCTGAGTGCTCATCGGAGAGCCGTTGCCGAACGTGGCAAGTCCGCGAGGTACCACGTCGATGTAGCGCGGGACTTGATTGCCGGACGCGCCACCGGGCACCGTAATGTGCCCGGAGAACGCGCCACCCGTGGTGGGCATGTAGACACCCGTGATGTCACCCCAGGCCAACTGCCAGGCGCCGCCATCCCACCACCAGCCGCGTTTGTTCAACGCCGCATTTGTGCCCGTGTTTGTGTACAGGGCGCCGGCTTGCAGTGCCGCCCCCATGTTGTCAGTCGTGGGGTGGCTGGTCACAGCTTTGGCGCCCAGGTACATGACCTGCATTGCCGCCAGCGCCGCCGTGGCCGTGCTTGCGTGCGTGCCAGCAAGAGTCGCGCTGCCCGATGCGGCTGTCGCCGAATTCTGGGCTGCATTGCGGTAGCCCATGGCGGCATCGGCCTGCGTGGTTGCAATGTTGGCGCTCTGGGCAGCGCTCTCGGCTTTGCCGAAGATCACCAGTGCGTTTGTGTATGCGTTGTCAGCGAGGGCGTTGATGGCCTGCTGCATCGGAGACAGCGCGAGTACGAATGCGTCGCCGCGCTCGTCGAAGTTGTCGGGATCGCTCAGCGTCGGCGGCGCGGGCAGCGGTACGGCAGGCGTCGGTTGGACGGGATTCGTTGGGGTGGTAGCCATGTTCTCAAAGCTCCTCGATCTCAATACTTGCTTCTGCGTTGTGCACGTTGTCGGGCGTGTATTCCAGGCGTCGGTAAGGCCCGAACAGCAGCACGCTTTCGTAGTAGGGACTGTTCGGTGACGTCGCCAGGCCGACCCACAGCGCCGGAATCGCGTTGAGGTGGTCGCGCACGCGCCGCAGTCGGTCGACGTTGTTCGCCGGTACCCGGAACGAGCCGGAGAAGCCGGGGACGGTGCGACGCTGGACCAGCGACACGCCTGGACGCAGCGAGCCGTCGAACTCGCGTTCGATGCGACTGAAGTTGGTGCCCGTGATGTTCGGCCGCCACCTCAGATCGCCCAGGTACTCGGCGCGGCCGGCGACGACATAGCCCACGCTGGCGACGCCCGAGGCCGGGGCAATCTCAACCTCGATCTCACTGCCTGATAGGGGAGGCAAGCTCACGAACGCCACCGCGCCACGCTGCAGGAACGGGGCTGTGAACCAGTCGTACCAGCCGTGAACCTCGCGGCGCAGCATGTTCTCGACACGCGGCCCGAAGACGACGGAGCCGGCCTGGCGCACGGTCACGGTCGCGCGCCGGCCAACAATGCCGTACAGACCCAGCGTGTCCACGCGCTTGCCCAGGCGCAGCTTGATGCGCAGCGGCTGACCATCCTTCTGGGTGGTCGGGGTGCTCTCGGTGTAGACGAAAGCAGCGAACTTGTTGCAGGCCCGCGTGTCCTGCCAGACGTCGGGGGCGCTTTCTGGCGGCAGCGCGCCGGCAGCGTCGGAGCCTGCTGTGATGCGCTTGTAGACGCGTCGCGTCTCGGCACGATGGCACAGCTCATCCTTGGCCCAGGTCTGCTGAGCGGCCCACAGACGGCTCGGGTCCAGCGATGCCACGCTCAGCGACACGATCTGCGCATCGCCGATGGGATAGGGTTCGATCACGCGAAAGCTCATTGAAGTCGTCCTGTCACGCTCAGTTCGAGCTGTCCACGCGCCACCGCTTCCAGCACTTCCCGCGACCGTTGGCCGTCGCCGGCCACGCGCGCCAACAGTTCACGCAAGAGACGGTTCTCCTGCAGCAATTGAGAAAACAAGGACTCCAGGCGAGAAAGGTCCAGCCCCGATCCCTGGCCACCCAGCATGGAGCGGGTCTGCTCAGCGCTCCAGTACCGGGCTGGGCCGGTCAACTCAAGCTCAGGGCCGCGCTCTCCCACGAGGCGAATGCCGCCCCAGTGCTGGCCGCCCTCTGCGAATGCCGGAATGCCGTTGGTGTCGAACCAGTTGCGCCAATCGCGTTCGTACAGTCCTGACAAGTCGGCAAGCTCTTTGGGGGTGAGGTTGTTGTCCTTGATCCATTTGTTGAGGCCTTCGGCATCGCCGGTTCCGTCGAACGCGTGGTAGCCGTCCCTGTACTTGTCCAGCTCGTTGATGCGGTCTTGGTCGGTGATGCCCTCGTACCAGGTGCCTCCAGAGCCGTCCGCCCGGGGCCGCACATACTTCGGGGGCTCTGCCGGCGTCGTGGAGCCTCCACCAGGCCCCCAAACGGCGCCACTGTCATCCTTGCCACCCGTGCCGGTGCCAGGCTGCTTGACGCCTGGGAAAAGCGCCTCTATTCGACCCACAGCGCTCTCGACGCTGAGCGTGGCGTCAATCAGCTTGCTCGTCCCGTCAATCTGCTTGCGCCAGAAATCCAGTGTCTTGTCGTTCTGCGTGATCTGGCGCTCGATCCCCTCGGCAGTGCGCTGCGCGTCCGTGACCTGCTTGCCGCCCAAATCTTCAATGCCCGCCAACTTGTTCGCCAGGGCCAGCTGCGCGCGCTCGTAGTCCTGTACCGACGCAAACGAGGCCTCGGTAATGCTGGCTTGCACAGCCGACATGGCCTCCGTCAGCGCTGCGCTATCCATGGGCAACGCCGCACCGGAGCGCAGCGCCGCCAGGGCGCTGTCGATGGTGGCCATGGCCTGGCGGGCCTGGATCTCAGCCGTGGCCTGGACGTTGCCGCGCAGCTCGCGTACAGCGCTGCCTGCCGCCTCGACCACGCTTGTGAGCGAGTCTTGGACTGCACGCACATCCTCCAGACGCTGCTGCAGGCCCTCACGCTCACGTTCCACAGCCGCATGCAGGTTCGCATACGCAGCATCGATAGCAGCTTTGCGCGCGTCCTCTTCCTTCTTCTTGGCTTCTTCTGCTGCCTTGGCCTTGGCCTCGGCTTCCTTGGCGGCAGCTGCAGCGGCTTCCTCCGAGGTCTTGGTGACGGCCTTGAAGGTGGTGTTGAGCTTGAGCAGTTCGGCAGCCGTCTCGGCCGAGGACTTGCCGGTGCCGCCCAGAGAGCCGGCCAGCTTGTCCACGCCGGCAGTGAACTCGGCCAGGGAAGTGCTCGTCTTCGCCAGGTTTTCCAGGTCGGCCGTCAGCTTGCTGACGTCGGCTGACCCCTCGCCGACGTTCGAGGTGACCCAGTCCTTGAAGGCCCCAGTCTTGGCCAGGTCCTTCAGGCCCTCCGCGCCGTCGCCCTTGGCGAAGACGTCAGCCAGAGCTTTCGAGTTCGCCTCTTCACCGCTGGCCGCCTTGAGCTTGTCTTCCACCACCTTGCGGAACTGCGCCTGTGCGTCGTCGGCGTCCAGGTCGATGTTGACGCCCAGATCCTTGAGCTGCTTGTCCAGCTCCTTCTTGGCAGCGGTCTTGCGCTCGTCTTCGCTGTAGAAGTTCTGGTAGAAGCTGCCGGCGTTGGCATTGAGCGCCTCGATCCCGCCCGAGGCCTTGATCAGGGACTCGAATGCCAAGTCGGTCATCTCGGCAAAGCCCGTGATCGTTTTGCCGAGCTGCTCGAAGGAGCGACCGATCAGCTCAATGGTCTGGAAAGCCGCCTGCAGGGTCTCGATGCTGGGCTCCTCGCCCACGGACTCCAGCATGGTGCGCATCCAGCTGGGCAGATCCGCTTTCTTCAGTTCGGACACCAGGAGCGGCCCAAACTGCGTCATATACGCCTTGTAGGCCTCGTCGGGATTGGTACCCAGGTTGCGGTTCTCAAACCCGGCGAGGATCTGGCCCGTCACTTTGTCGATGATCTTGCCGTAGCCGTAGGAGTCTTCGTCCTGGTAGCGGCCGTTGACGGCAAAGCCGCCGACCAAGTCGACGTCCCGCACGCCGCCCTTGGCCCACTTGCCGAGGTTTCCGTAAAGCGCGGACCAACCGTCCAAGCTGGTTTTCAGCTGCTTTTCCAGGGCCGAGCTGTGGCGCTTGGTCAGGTCGTCGTACCAGTCGCCGGCCGCGCGACCGAACAGCTGCTCTGCAGCCTTGTCGTTTCCAACGCCCGCCGTGCTGTATGCCGCGCCGCTGTGGTTCGCGCCGCGTGCGCCACCGTCTAGCAGCCCGCCGAGGACGCTACCAATAATTGCACCTATTGCGGTCCCAATGCCTGGCACGATGGAGCCGATATAGGCGCCGGCCGCTGTTCCCAGGCCCGCGCCGTACTTGCCCTGGCCAATCTGGATCAGCGCACCTATGTACGGGGCCGCCGCACCCAGCGCCTGCATGCCGCCTGCGGCCCATTGCCCACCCTGCATCATCGTGAGCCCACCTTCAAAGCCGGCCCAGCCGCCCGCCATACCGGCGCTGAAGTAGCTGCTGCCCCCGAAGCTGGGCAGGCCCGGCATTGAAAACCCACCTGAGCCTGAGCCGCCGCCCCCACCGCCCACCCCCACGGCATTGAGCCCGCCCTGCACCACGCTGTTGATGCCCATGGACACCGGCGTCATGATCGCGCTGATGATCGGGCGCAGTACCAGCGTGTTGAACATGTTCTTCACGGTGTCGCGGAAGTTCTCAGCGAAGCCTTTGCCGTTTTCAAAGCCGCGCATCAACGCATCCGTGAGACTCCGGTTGATCTCGTCCGAGGTGCGGGCCATGTAGTTCTGGGCCGCCTTCGCCACGGTCGCTGTGCTCTCGATGCGCTGGGCCTGGTAGACCTTGTCTTTTGCCAGTTGCTTGTCCGCATCGCTGAGCGTCGATTTCTCGATGGCCGCGATTTCCTTGGCGTACTTCAGTTCGACCTGGCGCTGGGCCACGATCTTTTCGCGCTCCAGGCCCGTCAGCCCGGACAGGGCCAACTCGTCCTGGTAGACCTTGGCCAGCTCATTCGCGCTGCGCAGCAGTTCGTCGGCGCGCTGGTTTATGGCCTTCGCATCGCCCTGCTGCAGCGACGCAACCCAGCGCTTCTGCGCCTCTGTTTTGCGATCAAGAGAGGCGACGAACTTTGGATCATGGTTGTCAGTTTGATCCGCTTCGGCAAGCCTGTTCTTGAGGGTAGCCAGCGTCATTTCCTCAATCGCGGTCTTTCCCTTGCCAAAGACCGCATTGGCGGCTTCTTGCTCACGAGCACGCCCCTCAATAGCGACCGCCTCCTTCTCAAGAGCTTCAATAGCCTGCTGGTGTGTCTTGAGCGACTTTTCGAGACCGTCGTTAGTGCGCAGTTGCACAGCGCGCTGGTCCGCCAGCATCTGCATTTCTTTCAGGCGTGCGACCGTCTTCGCATCGGTGGCCACCTTCAACTGCTCTGCGATCTTGAGCGATTCGCGCTCAGCGTCGTTCAGGTCCGTTGCGCCGGCTCCCAGCTCGACCAACTGCTGGTAATACTGCTTGGCGGCCTGCAGCTGGCTGCGCATGCGAGCCACGTCGCCCTCCGTGGCGCTGATCCGTCCAGTGCCAGCGCTGCCCTTCGGGTCCTTGTACTTTTGCTCGATGCCGGCGAGCAGCTTGTTGTACTCATCGGTGGACAGTTCCAACGTCTTGCGGTCGCGGTTGAGCTGGTTGATCTCATCCTGGCGAATCTGGGCACGCGTGCGCACCGCCTTGCGCATGGTCTCGATGCGGCCGCGTGCCTCGACTTCGGCCTGGTCCTTGGCCTGCTTTTCGGCCTTGAGCTGGGCCTCGGATTCCTGCGCTTCCAGTGGGGCGGCCTGGGCCTGCAGCTCGCCCAGTTCCTTGCGCAGACGGGCGATGGCAGCTGCACGGCCCCGATTTCCGCCACCCGTGGCTGCTCCACCGCCCGTCTCTGAGAAACCGTCCACATACAGCAGCTTGTTCAACTCGGTGTTGGTGGCGTCGATCTTGGTGCGGATATTGGACAGCGAGGCGGCGCGGCCGATGTTGAGCATGGCGTCCCAGGCCCGCGCTGCTGTGCGGCCCAGGTTGTCCCAACCTCGCTCCAACGTGCCCATGTGAGAGCGCATTTCGGCCGAGCGCTCGGCCATGGCCTGGCTGTAGGTCCTCTGCGCCAGGCTGGCGGCCTCGTCCTGCTTGCCCTGGTCCTGCAGCGCCTTGATCTGCTTGTAGACCGCGTCGGTCAGGTAGTGGTATTGCTCATTGAGCTTGACACTGGCCTCCAGCGGCGCCCTGCCGAGCTGCTCCAGGTGCTGGACGGTGGACTTGACCGGCTGGCCCACGTAGCGCTCCAGGTTGACCGCCGTCTCTGCAAATTGCTGCAGGTTGTCGTTTGCCACCACGCCCGTGCCAGCCAGTTGTGCCAGCGCTTGCGTGGCCGCGCCCTGCGTTGTGGTCAGTTCGCCGACCGCTCGGGCCATGTCGGTGAGCTGCCCCACCGAGGTGCCAGCGGCGTTGCCCGTCATGACGACCTCGCGGCGCAGGATGTCGGCCTCGCTGCTGCCTTGCTTGTAGGCGAGCGCGACCGCACCGCCCACGGCCGCCAGCACGCCGAGCGCTGCAGCGGCCGGCGTGACTGCCCCCGCCATCGCCTTCAGCGCATTGCCCGCGCCGCCAAACGAGTCCTTGATCTGCCCGCCTTGCTGGATGGCCACAAGCCAGATCGGCATGCCGCTGGCCATGCTGGTGACCACATCGGTCATCTGGGCGGGCAGCATCCGCATGGCTGCGGCGTGCTGTGCAGCCGAGATGGTCCCCACCGCGTTCGCCTTGGCCACCTGGTCAATGGCCCGAGCTGCTGCCTGGCTGGCCTGCTGCTGCTGTGCGCTCTGTGCCTGCAGGCCCGAGCCCGCGGATTGTGCAGCGGTGGCGACAGATGCCAGCGCCTGCTGGGCTTGCGCTGCGCTTGATGTCGTCGTGTCGGCCAGTTGCTTGGCCTGGGCCGTCACCGCCTGCAGGCTGGCGGAGCTGGCGTCGCTGGACGTGCGGGCAGCTGCAGCAAACGCCTGCACCGCTGAACCGGCCCCAGCGAACTCGGCGTTGTGCTGCTGTGCATCTGCACGCACGCGCACGGAGACGACGAATTCATTGGGGCTGCTCATTGGTCAGGGTCTCACTGCTATTGGTTGCGCAATTTGCGGGCTTCGTCTTCCAGGGTCTGCACGTCCCAGAAGACGCGGGGCCGGTGCTTTGGCTTGATTTCCAGCATTTGCATGACGGCGAGAAGGCTGGCTTGGTCAATGCCTTGGTAGAAAGAGCCCGTCAGGCCGGAGACCACGCGCCACTGGTGCCAGGTCGCCAGGTAGCACCGCCAGGCCACCCACTGCTCGGTTTCCAGCTCCACATCGCCATCCTCTTGGTCCAGGGGGGCGGTATCCGGCGCAGCTTGCCGGGCCTGGTCGGGATCAACGCCCAGCTGCGCCCACTGAGCGCGCAGCGCGGCGTCCTCCTCCTCCGCGTCCTCCTGCGGGGCAGCCTGCCTCAGGTGGTGGTGGCGGACTGCTCGTCGGAGTTTTTTTGCACGGCCTCCGGCGAGGTGGCGATGCGGCGCGCGTCGAAATAGGCATTGACCAGGGCGGGCGCGATGCCGTCCCATTCGTCGGCCAGTTCCTCAAGCGCAGCGAGCGAGAACACCACCGCTTTGCCCTGCTTATCCTTCAGGTCCCAGTCCACCAGGACTTCCTTCAGGAACTCCTCGTCATCGATAGGGTTGGCATCGATGCGGTTTTGGATCTCCTCCCGGTCCTTGGCCGTGTGCTTGTGCTCGGGGTTGCTCAGGCGCTCGCTGAGGATCTTGCGCACTTCGGGCGTCATGGAGTTTGCGAGGGCGCGCTGCTCCAGCGTCTTGCGGTCCTTGCGCGACAGGCGTTTGAAGCGGGCCTTGAAGTTGATGATTTCGGGCTTGGCGTCGTCGCCCGGGATGACGAACTTGACGGGAGCCCAGAAGGCGCAGGAAGCGAGGATGACTGCCATGGGAGGTTTCTTTCTTGGATGGAAAACGGCGGAAAGCAGCGGGGCGAACCAGCGGCTCAGACGGTGATGGACCATTCGTCATTGCCCGCATCGGATGGGATCAGGCGCAGGGGGACGGTGATCATCTGGATGCCGTCCTGGTCGCTGAACGTGGGCTTGCCCACCTGGGCCAGCGGCGCAGCGACGGAGACGGTGTTGGTGGCGGCCTGGCCGTGCTTGAGCAGCAGCGGCACCTTCGCGGACACGCGCGCCATCTCGATCCAGTTCTTGGTGGCCACGCTCGTGTTGCGGAACGTGACGCTGGCGGTGGAGGCGCGCGCCGTGATTTCGGTGGCGTCCACGTTCATCAAGTCTTGCTTGACCACGGTATTGCCGAAGTCGAAGGCAAAGCTGCTGGTCGCAGCCTGGTAGCCGTCCAGCGACAGCGTCGAGTTCAGCTTGTTCACGCCCAGGGGCCGCTGGAACTTGCTGTAGTTGACGGCCGGCATGGAGCCGACTTCTTCCACAGGCAGAAATGCGCCCGTGAACTCGTATTGCCATTTGGGGATCTGCTTGGCGTCCACCTGTGCTTTGACGTTGCCCCGCGCGCCGGCCATCTTGTAGAGCTGGCCGTCGACCGTGGCGAAGATCGAGACGCTCTCGATAGCATCGGTGACCGGCGCGAACACGGTTTCGGTGGCGGGCGTGTTGGTCACGCTCGCTGCGCAGGCCCGCATCAGCACAGCCCAGCCGGGCAGATCGCCCGCCGTCCCGACGCCCGCAAAGCCCACGCTAAAGGCAATCTTGCGATACAGCGTGACCAATGCGGTTTCGGATGCACCGAAGTACGGGCGGATCACGCCTTGGTCCACCTCGTCGCCTTCGATGGGCGTGAGAGTCACATCGCTGACTTCAATGGCGTTGGCTGCCACCGGCACGACGATGGTCCCCGTCGTGGCCTCGATAGCGACCAGGACGGCCATTTTCTTGATGAACTTCGGAGTGCTCATGCTGCGGTTTCCTTCTTGGCTGCGGGTTGGACGGTGGCGTTGGCGGTGCCGTCGATGCGCTCACGGCGGCCATTCGTGACGGTGTAGAAGCCGCCTCGGCCGTGGTTGGGGTCTTTCGCGGGCGCGGCGGCCGGCGCGGGCTGAACCACGGCCAGGTCGCTGGCTCCGGTGGCGGCGCCGGGCGCCGTCGTGGCCGTGCTCTTGTCATTCGTTTTGCTCACTGTTCGCTCCTGAAATAGCCGGTCAGCAGGTACTCGTCGGCCCACCAGAGGCGGCCGTCGCCGGGAAAGTCGACCAGGTCGCCGCCCTGGAAGGTCACGGGCTCGCCTGTGTCGGGCTCGGGAACCCATCCGACCAGCGCCTTTTTGATGCGGCCACGCAGCGCGGCCAGGTCGAGGGCGCCAGCACCGCCCCGCGTGTCGATGGCCTCCACGGCCAGGACGATGCCCACCAGTCGGCGTTCGAGCTGGTCCACGGTGCCCGTGTGGGGCAGCTGGGTGCCACGCTCAGACAGCGGGATCACATAGACAGCGGGCACCGCACGGATGCCGTTCATGGCGCCATTCAGGCCTGCAGCTGCTTCGATCTCGCGCAGCGGCAGGTCTGCAAGGCGCTCACGCAGCCGTTCAAGAGTGGGCAGGACGTCCATGGCCTACCTGAACGCCTGGAGCTGGCGGCGCCCGAAAACGGGTTCGTCACCGGCAAAGCGCACATCCGTGCTGGTCTTCTGGGATGCGCCCTCGGGATCGTCGGCGCCCAGGCTGAACTTGCCCTGGGCGACCAGGCCCAGCATGCGCAGCGCGTCCTGGTAGTCGCGGCCGATGGGGTCCTTGGTCACGTCCAGCGAGCGGTCCTTGTTGAGCAGGTAGCGCGTGATGGCGCGGCTCCACACCATGAGCACGTTCTGGCCCGAGGTGGCGGGAGGCAGGGCCAGCGGCAGCTTGTAGCCGCGCTGGCCCAGATAGCCGTCGATGAGCGCGCTGGCCTCGCCGATGGCGTCCTGGACACGCGCCAGCACCACATCGGCAGCCTGGACTTCCTCGGCCGTCCAGGCGCTGCGGTCGCTGCCGCGCAGCGTGGCGTCCATGAGCGCATCGCTGCGCACCATCTGGTGCGGCAGGGATGCCACCTGGGCGATTTCGCGGGCGCCTGGTCGTTCGGCCAGGTCGGCGGGTGTGATGTAGGCCATGGTTCAAAAATTGGGGTTGCCGGGGAGGTGCTTGTGGTCGGGCTATCCGCCCCCGGCCGCAGACGCGGCGAATGCCGCACGCCACTGGGGGTGTGGGTTACAGCCAGGGCACGACCACGGGGGTCAGCCGGCCCTTGAGGGTGTTGTTTTCGGTGGCGGTGCCTGCAGCGTTGGGCACCAGGTCAGCCGTCAGCAGCTGGGTGGCCCTGTCTTCGAGGTTGGCGGGCACCACGAGGACGTTGGAACGCAGGCCCAGGGGACGTCCGTTTTCGCCCTTGCGGCCACCGATGGCCTTGATCGCCTTCCAGAGGTTTTCGGCGTTCAGTTCCTTGTCGCACGCCTGGGCCATCTGCCAGAAGCCGAAGCCCACGTTGCAGCGGGAGTCGACGCCATACACGAACTCGGCCTTGGTGAAGACGTTGGGGTCCGTTTCGGCCGTCATGGCCACGAAGTTGGGCTTCTTGCGATCCTGGAAGATCAGGGGCTTGATCGCCCGAGTGGTGTCGAGCACGTACCACTTTTCGCCATTGCCGCCCAGGTCGGCATTGGACTGCGCCTGCAGCTTGCCCTTTTCGTCCTTGACCATGTGGTCGGCTGCGAAGAAGGGCTTGCCGTCATAGCAGGCTGTGCTATCGCCCGCCTTGAGGATGCTGAACACCAGTTCGTCGGGGTTGGCCGCAGCAGAGCGGCCCAGCTCGGTCATCAGCGGGGTGTAGACACCATAGGTGTCGTCATCGATGGCCGTGCGAGGAACAGCCACCGTCAGCTCGAAGGGCTTGTTTTTGACGGTGTAGCCGTGGCTCTGCAGCCCATGGATAACCCGCTCGCCAATCCATTCGCGCATGCCCGGCAGCTTGCCCAGCCAGCCATATTCCTCGGCGGCGGTCGTGCTGGGAACGACCGTGGCAATCTTGAGGTACTGACTGTCGGCTTGGCCCAGGCCGCCCTGGAAGGCGGTCTTGTAGCCCGTGAAAAGGGTTTTCAGGTTTGCTGGTGTGATCTGCATTGCAATGCCTCTGCGTTGATGGGGAGCGGCCTGGGGTCAGGCGGTGGTGGGCACGGCGGCGGTGCCGATGGCGACCCAGACGCCCACGTCGTCCACGTCGATGACTTCGCCCGCGATGCTGGAGCCGGTCTTGGAGACGGTGTGGTCGTCGGCGACGTAGGCGTTGGCGCCGATGTCCGCGCGCTTGATCTCGGCGGCGCCCGCGCTGTTGTCGAAGCGGAAGGTGGAGCGCTCGCCGCGCACCAGGCTGTCGCCAACTGCAGCACGGCAAGTGGCCACGGCGCGCACGGGCTTCTTATCGGCGGCCACGGAGGGCTTGGCGGCGCCCGTGGCGTCCAGCGTGTACATGGCGCCAGCCATGATGGCGGCGGCGATGGTGTCGCCCACCTGTACGGTGGCGCCACGGCGCGGGGTGTTGCGGTCTTCGGTCAGGCTGGGCATGGTGATCCTGCGGTTTGGGTTTCAGGGAGGCGTGCGCTCAGGCGCTGGCCTTGGTTTTGGCGAACGCCTCGGGTTCGATGCCCATTGCCGAACAGGTGGCCAGCTCGTCCTGGGTCAGGCCGCTCGCTCCGGTGGCCTCCACGCCATTCGGCGTTTTGCCGCCGGTCTGGGTGCCGGACAGCGCTGCGACAGGCGGGGCTTTCTCCAGATAGGCGCTGAGCGCCGCCAGATTGGCCTTGCCCAGGTCGCGCGCCCAGGGCTCCAGCGTCGGCAGGAGGCGGCCATCGGCCAGCGCCGGGGCGATCAACTTTTCGACCTGGTCGGTCTGCTGCTGCGCCGTCAGAACTGCGAGCTGGGCCTGCACTTGCTGCAGCGCGGAGACGGGCACGAACATCGCCGGGTCCGGTGTCTTCGTGGTCAGGGCGCTGCAGGCAGCAGTGACGGCCGTAGCGCCGTCTTCGGCCTTGAGCGCCAGCGCCTGGCGCGCGGCATCGGCGATTTCCTTGTGCGCCTGCACGGCCGTCAGGGCGGCCTGCTCGGTCGTGGTGTCGGGCAGGCCCAGCTTGGCCAGCAGCGTAGAGAGCAGCGTCATGGATTCCTCGGAGGGGGTCTTGGTGGGAGAAAACCGCGCCGATGCCGCCGCCTGCATGGCGTTGAGCGCCTGCATGCCGTGAATCGCCGGGTTGTTGGTGAATGCGCCCATGGTCACTTTCAGCACTTCCCCCGTGTTGGGCGCGTACAGGAACACAGGGCTGAAGTAGAGGTACTCCTTCGCATCGACGGCCTGCTTGGCGCGTTCGGTCAGTTCAGCCTCGGCAAACAGGCCATGGCCCTCGATCCAGCGCAGGCCGTGAATCCAGCCCGCAGCCGGCGCGGGCTGGCCGTTGGCTTCCTTGTGGAGGGTCTGGTGCTCGTAGTCGATGACCAGGGGCTGCTCGGCGTTGTGGCGGCTGATGACCTGGGCGGCGATGGCGGCATTGATGCGCCATGCGGGCACGTCCATTTCGCGGCCATCGCTGGGGGTGAAGTCCTGGCCAGGTGTGACCTGCAGCAGATAGCGGCCGTTGGCATCGGGCTGGGCCTGCGCGGCGAAGCTGCAGGCGGCCACAGCGGCGCAGCTGGCGGCCAAGGCGGCACTCAGAACGGCGATGCGGGGTGTTTTGGAGGACATGCCCGCCATGGTCGGCGGCGGAGGCGCTGCGGTCTTTTGGCCGAGGGCACAACATGCCCCGGCGTGCGCGGGCTACTCGGAGCTGCGTTCGACCAGCCAGGCCCGGATGATGTCGCGGATCTCCGAGGTGTCCTGAGTGCTGAGCCCGAGATAGGGCCGGGCCGGAATTTCGACCTGGTAGGCGCCGCGCGTAACCCAGCGCTCCTCTGCATTTTTGTGGCGCTGCCCAGCGAACAACGTCCGCCCACCATCTTTCCGAAATCGCATCTTGCGCGATTGTGGCGCCTGCGCAATGGCGCCCCCAAACTGGTGGATGGCCGCGTACTTCTGATTGCTGCCCACCTCGACCGTGTGATCGTCTTGCACCTGGTAGTGGATGTACCGCCGCAGGTAGCCACGCAGGGTCAGGATCTTGTCTTTGTTTTGCTTCTTGCGCTTGGCGTATCGCTCGCTCAAGGGTGCCCATGGGGTGCCATCAGGGGCCGTCTGTGTCTTGAAGCGCTGCTGAGTGGAGCGCTGCAAGTACTCCCCCAGACGTGGCATCAGCGGGCCAGTATCGGGCGCGGCCTGACTCGCGTGCGCCGCGAGCACCTGGTCAGCATCGACTGTAATGGTCAGGTGGGTTCCAGCCATGCGGCGAATCTCCTAAAATGCAAAAACTCATCAGGGGGGAAGACCGTGCCAGGCCAACCGACCCCACCCCTGGAGGAACCCAGCATGTGGCGCCGTGCTGGGTTCGCCATTTCCCGGGCGCTATTGCTCTTCCCGGGCATACAGGCGAAGGCCCACGCGCCAATCGTCGGCTGTCTGGGCCGCACCTTGAAACGCCGTGACGCCTGCCCATCCGTCATCGCCCCGCTCAAACACCACCAGCGCCGGCACCTCCTGCCCCTCAACAGCGAACCGCGCGATGTACCGGCGCCGCACCACGGCCTTCTGCAGCGCGTACATCCACTCCAGGCGTACCCACACCTCGTCAGGGTCCTGCAGCGCCTGGGCCAGCAGCGGCAGGAACTGTTCGCGGCCGAGCTTGAGCACCTTCCATTCGCCTGCCGCCGTCTGGAACAGTTCCTTGCCGACAACCAGGCGCTCGCCAATCACGTCGCGCACGATGGCCGGCTGCTCCAGCGTGGCGCCCAGGGGCTCCAGGAACCCGCGCACGTAGGCTTCCGGCGCCAGCCCCTGGGGCAGCAGCACGTCGGGTGACACGGGCCGGGGTGGTGGCAGTGGCTCCGCAGGGCGCAGGTTCGGCAGGCCGTGGCCGCCCGCGCTGCCAGGCACAGGGGGATTCGGCTTCTGCGGGGGGATCGCGCTCACCAGCCTGGCGCTGCCCGGTGCGTACTCGAAACCCGGGTCGATCCCCTGCGGCACCGTGACCGTGCGCGGCCCGAGGGGGCTGCGCTGGCCTATGGTGTGCTCCACCAGCTCGACGCCGGGCGCCTGGTCGGGCCCGGCCTTGCCCAGGCGCTGCAGGTCTCGTGGCCACAGGCCGCGCACCGAGCACTGGCACCCCCAGCCGTTGGGCGGGAAATGGGTCTGCCACCACGGATCATCGCGGGCCAGCACCAGGCCGTCCCAAGCCACATGCTGCTGGCGGGGGTGCTCCACCCAATCGCTGTGCTCGTACTGCCAGTACGGGGCCTCCTGCAGTTGCTCCCAGCGCCCGGCCGCGTAGCTGGTGCTCAGGTTGGTGTCGTAGATGACGCGGCTGCGCCAGTTGCGCCCACCGTTGTAGTCCCAGCCGTGACGGGCCACGATGGCGTCGAAGTCGCGGCGGAAGTCCTCCAGGGTGGAGCCGCCCATGATGGCTTTTTCAACCGCAGCGCGGAAGTCCGCCACGATGGCGTCCCGGTTGGCCCCTGCGACAACGAAAGCCCAGTCGTGCTCCTGGGTGTAGATGTCGGTCCAGCTCGTCGTGGGCAGGTTCAGCTTGCGCCGGAAGAACTCGGCCTGCTCCCGAAACGGCAACGATCCATAGGCCGCGTCAGCCATGCATGCCCCCGGCTTCCTGCAGCACGTCGTAGCGTCCTGCCAGCTGCGCGGCCGTCATCGCTTCGGCCATGGCCGCCGCGTACTGCTCCAGCGTCATGCCGGGCAGCAGCTGCTCCAGGCCATCGCGGATCGCCTCCAGGCTGGGCGCGGTTTCGACCAGGCGGCGAATCTGCACCAGCCACTGGCTTGTGGCCTGCGCCGCGCTGGTTGCCAGCTGGGGATACATGGCCTGTGCGGGCGTCAGCTCGGCGGGCAACGCCTGCCGGGCGGTAAGAGCCGCCCGGCCAGGTGGCGCCACGGGGGCCGGCGTCATGCCCAGCACTACCTGGCCAGGCTGCGGCATGGGAATGCCCAGCTTGTTGTTTGCCCAGTCCTGCGGGATCTGCACGCCGATGCTCACCAGCTTGGGCAAGGCTTCGGACAGCACCTTGATGTCCTCGGTTTCGCCCGTGATCAGGCCAAAGCGCGGGCAGCGGCGGATACCGTCCGGCGCCAGCCCGTTGAGCGCGGCCATCGCATAGACCAGGTCGCGCGTGATCGTGCTGTTGAGCTGCCGGATATCCCCGTCGCGCAGGTCCTTGCGGACCTCGTTGTGCACGTTGCCCAGGGCATTGGTGCTGGCCTGGCCATCGGCGCCGCTGGTCAGCGTGCCGCCCAGGATCACCTTGGACTGGTTGCGCTCGCACCAGCTGATCATCAGCTCGAAGGCCTTGGGGTCACCCGTCGCCGCGTCCTTGAAGTCGATCAGCATGCCCTCGGGAATGATGCCTGCCGCGTTGTGGCCAATGCCGATCAGGGCGCGCAGCAGCGTGGCTTTCTCCTTCTCGCTGGCGTTGGGCGGGTACTTGCCCAGGCGCACGGGGATGCCGTAAATCTCCAGGAACTCGGCCAGGTCGCCCACGCTGAAGTTCTTGAAAAGGTAGGTCCAGACCAACTGGCGGAACAGTGCCGTGCGCTCCAGGTAGCCGCTCTTGGCCTTGTGGATGTGGGTGATCCAGCCGAAAGGCCGCAGTGGCTCGCCCTGGATGCCTGCGGCATCGGTGGTGTTGGTGCGCAGGCGCAGTTCCTGGCGGAATCCGCGGTGCAGCTGAAACCAGGACTGCGGCCGGTGCGTGATGCTCTTGGGCACCCAGTACTTGCCCTCGCGGTGCCATTCGATTTCAAGGTTGGCAAAGCCTTTGCCGATGGCGTCCGTGGCGTCGAAGATCACATCCTCCAGGTCCGGTATGGCCTGCACCAGCTCGCCCAGCTGCTCGGCATTGCGCTTTTCCAGGGTGCTGGCGTTCTCGGGCGGCGTAATCTCCCAGTCCAGGATCAGGGCGCGGCGCCGCTTGCCCATCTCGGAGGCGATATGGCCATCCTTTTCTTCCATGTCCTCGAACAGGTCGAACTGGGCCGTGAGGTCGCCTTGCTCGGCCGCGTCCAGAATCTGGGCCAGCTTGGACGGCGTGAGGCCCCGGGTCGGGTGCGTCTGCAGCTCGCGCTGCAGGTGGCCCAGGTGGGCGGTTTGCGGCGTGTCCATGCTGCCCAGGTCGATGGGCTGGCCGTCAGCGCCGAGGATCATGCTTTTTGCCATGGGTTCACCTCGATTCGGGGTTTGCTGTGGGCCTTTGGGTCGCCACTTGCGCGGCAATGCGTTTAGGCGCGTTTACAAGGCCCGCAAAGGACGATGCCGATGCCTGGAGAGGGGCACCGGCGGAAAATCGCTTAGAAGGCCGCTGTTGGGCTCGCCTGTTCCCCATCACCAGCCCTCTGATTCGGGAATGCGGAAGTCGTAGTCCGCTCGTTCCTGGTCGGCCAGGTTGTCGAAGCCTCGGGCATGGCCTGGAACCTCCATGTAGCCTATGGGCGCGATCTGCAGCTTGGCGGCGGCATGCGCATAGACACAGGCCATGGCTCGGTCGCCATGGCTGTCGCCGTCTGTCTTTCCTTCGGGGATGCGGGCCACGCCGCGCACCAGCTTGATTGCACGGTGGTCCGCCAGCAGGCCGTCATGCTTGGGCAGCGTAATCGTCCCGTCTTCAAAAGCCGCCTTGTAGCCGGGCATGTTGTCGCGGTACCAGCCTTCGGTTGCCATGAGCTTGACCACAAGGGAGCCGTAGCGATCCTCTGCAGCCTCGCCGATGTAGCTGCCGTTGCCCCGGCTGTCGATGACGATGCCAGAGCAGCGCGGCAGCACGTCGCAGACCGCGAACAGCACCTGAAGCTGTTGGTTGTAGGGCACGTTCTTGAGTTCGACCAGGAACGGGATGCGCTCATGCAGATTGCTGGCCACCTCCACCGGGGCGAGCACGGACAAGTCCCCCGAGCGCGCGAAGTCCATGCCCAGCGCATGGCGCAGCTCGGGGTTCAGGCGCTTGAGCAGGGGCTGCAGCTCGGCCTCGATCCACTCCCGCATGAGCACGGCGCGCGTGCCAGGCGTGGCGTTGTTGAATTCCTTGGTCCCCGTGAAGCGGATAACGGGCGCCTCGACCATGCGCGCCTCGACCTGAACGCGGGTCAGCCACGCGCCGCCGCCCTGGGCTGGGACGCAGAACAGTTCCTCATCCTCGTTCGGGCGGTAGCGCGCGATGATCTCAGCCCGCCATTTGGCTTCGCCCTCGACCGTCCAGGCCTGGCCCGTGACGGCGCAAATCTTGCGGTACAGACCATCGCGCAGCGCGTCGTCAAAGTCCACGCGGTGCAGGCTGTAGGGCAGCCTTCCGGCCCGCACATCGTTGATCAGCTCATTGAACGGGTTGTCCTCGCCGTTGTGGGTACTGATGATGCGCACCTGCCCGCCCCACATGGTCATTGCCATGGCGGCCTTGAGCAGCTCGGCCAGGCCATCCACGAACGCGGCCTCGTCGATCACCAGGCGCTCGCCGGGTCGGCCCTTGGAACGCAGGTTGCGGGGGTTGGACGTGAACGCCTGGATCTTGTGGCCGCTGTCGAAGTGGATCGTGTACGTGAGGATCTGCTTGTCCTCTTCCTCGATCACCGACTCTTCGATCTGGCTGGCCGCTGCGCTGAAGGCCTTGGCCCAGGTCGCACAGTCCTGGATGAACCCCTGCGTCATCTCCTTGTTGTAGGAGATGTAGTAGACGTTGGCACCCTCGGCACTGGCCGCATAGAGCACGTCGTCTGCGGCCTCGGCATAGCTTAGGCCGATGCGGCGTGACTTCTCCATGATCTTGACCGGCGACTGGTCCTGTGCCCATTTGACCTGGTAGGCCATGAAGATGGCTTGGGTCAGCTGGGACGGCTCCGGCGCCTGAAGCTCTTGCACTTCGGCCGTCACAGTGCCCCCATGATGGCTTCGCGCAGCGCGGCCACGCCCTGCTTGGAGAGACCTTGCGCCTTTGCGGTGGTCTCGGCCGTGGCGGCGGCCTCTTCAAAGGCGCGCTTGCGGGCGCGCTCCTCGGCCTTGGCCTGGAATTCCTTGAGGTTGACGCTGGAGCGGGTCAGCGTGGCGATGTTCCTTGCGGCCTTGGACAGCAACGCCACGCGCTCGGCTGGGTTGGTCGGATGGTTCTCGTCGTCACCCTCGACGGCCTCCTGCAGCTCCAGGATGGCGTCGAACAGCTCGGTCTGCACCATGGCCGTGAGCGCCTCGCTGCGCGCATCCTGGTCGTCGCCGGCGTGGGCACGGATGATCTTGGCCGCTTCGGTGCTGGCACGGATTGCAGCCAGCCGCCGGTCCAGCTTTGCGCCGTAGCGGTGCAGCGCCGAGCGGCTGGGCAGTTCCCCGGCAGAGAACTCGGCCGGGAAGTTTTCCTTCAGGTTCGTCACCAGCTCGTCCAGCGTCATGCTCCCCGTCGCCAGCATGGCCTGGATATGCCCCTTGATCTCGGGGGGCATGCGGTCGATGGAGCTTTTGCGGCCCATGCTCACCCGGCCCAGTACTTGGTGGGCCGGGCAATGCCTGGCTCGCAGTCGAGGGTGTATTCGGCAATGTCCACTCCAAAGCGTGTCAGCTCGGCATACCAGGGGCCGCTGGGCGACTTGGTGATCTTGACCAGGTCGCGGTCCTCCAGATAGTCCAGCTCGCGGCGCATTTCCAGCGGCGTGGCGTCCGGGTAGATCGACTGCGCCACGGACAGGATCGGCGACTCCTGCGCACCCATGGGCCGCGCATTGTTCAGCGTGAGCAGGATCAGCCACCGCATCGATTCGCGGCGGATCTTGGCTTGGTCAATTTGCATGGCTCCCTCCAATGCTTGCAACACGTAGCTGGGCGACCTGCAACTGCGCAGCGACCGCGTCCAGCTTGGCCTCGATAACGCTCTGGCCCCGGATGTAGTCCTCACGGCGCACGTACTGCAGCGGCATGTCTGCTTTCATCTGCAGCAGCTCCCGTTCGATCCGCTGCCACTTCTCGGCTTCGTCCTTGCTGGACTTCTCCATGGAGTCCAGCCGGGCAATCAGCTGCACGTGGGCGTATTTCATGGCCCCCACCAGCACGCCCAGCCCGGACAGCAGCAGGCCGACCAGCTGCCAAAAATCAATCTGCAGGCTCACGCGGGCCGTCCTTTCTTGAATTCATAGGCTGCAGCGCATTCAACGCATCGCTTGCAGCCCGGCACGGCCCAGCGGCGGGCCTGCGGGATAAGCTCGCCACAGTCCGTGCATTCGGCTGCAGAGTCGGCCATGGTCTTTCCGGCCAGGCCCGAGCGGCGTGCCTGGTCACGCAGCGCGTCGTCGCGCAGCTGCTGTTCGCGGTCTTGCGCGCGGTCGATGTCATCGCTCAATCGGCGCCTCCTGCAGTTGCTGCGGCAGGCTGTCCGGCATGGCAGACGTCGCGGGCGAAGCGCTGCAGGCCGGCGACCTGGTCGCGGAGTTCGTCAGCCTCTGCTGCCAGCAGCTGATATGCGCCGCTGCTCTCGCCGAGTAGCTCTCGAGCCGTGGTGGCTTCGCCAGAGCAGGCGGCAAGGCCGGCATCTCCAGCAGGGTAGGGATTGGCGCGGGATTTGAAGCGGGCAAGTTCTGCGCGCAGGCTGCGCAGAGCATCGGCAGCGTGAGCAGCAGCAGCCTGGCGCTGGGCGTCTTTCTGGGCTTGTTCATTGGCGACTTTCTCGGCATTGCGTTGGCGCAGGGTGTTGGTGCCGGCCGTGACCTGGCTGCGCAGCAACTCCTGTGTGTCCCAGGCGGCTTGCACACGGGCCGCACCCTGGGCATCGCCCTTGGCGATCAGGCGGTCCTGCCAGACCTTGGCCCCAACCAGCGCGGCGGCGATGGTCAGGGCCAGCAGCAGGGAGCGGGCTCCCGGCGTCATAGGCCCGGCCCCCAGCCCGCATAGCGGGGCTGCAGCACATTGAGGATGCGGTGGGGGTAGGCCAGGTTCTCCACGCAATGCAGCGGCGCGCGGCGGGCCTTGCCGCAGGCTGCATCGACCTGCTCACGGGTGGGCTGCACGGCACCCGACGCCGCCGCCTCGCGCTGCCAGTGACCCAGCCCGCCGTTGTACGAGCGCAGGGCCACCCACATGCGGTCGCGCTCGCTGTAGCGCGCTGGCGCGCGGTCGAAGAGGTACTTGTCGTAGCCGACCAGTGCACGCAGCGCCCAGGCGGGGTTATGGGGCTGGCAGTCGGCCTGGCTGACCTGGATCAGCTCGCACCACCAGGTGGCCGTCGCGGGCATGAACTGCGCCAGGCCACGCGCCCCGACACGACTGACGGCGTCGGGGCGCCAACCGCTTTCCTGGTGTACCTGGGCCGCGAAGACTGCGATAGGCGCGTCCAGGCCCCACGTCGCGTGGGCAGTGCGCACCAGCAAGGCCCGGTGCTTTTGCGCGGCGGCGGGCAACTGGGCCAGGGCACCAGTGCAATGGCTCAGTGCGGCTACCGCAAGCGCAGCGCCCAGGAAGATGGCGGCGCGAAGGGTACGGGGCCGCATGGATCAGCCGCCCAGGCTGATGGCCAGAATGGCCGCCGACATGATCACGGCGCGGCGCAGCATGCATCCCAGCATGAAGTACAGCGGCGCGGTGTCGGGCAGCGTCACCAACGTGCAGGATTCGCCCGGCTGAGTGGGGTCTGCGCTGAAAACGGCCGGCTCACCAGGGCTGGGACCATGCAGGATGCGCAAGGCATCCAGATTGGGGCGCGCGTAGGGGAAGACCTTGCGGTCGATCCAGTAGCCGGCGATGGCCGCCAGCGAGATGAGGTTCAGCTTGTAGATGCTGGTGGCGATCTGCTGGGGCGCGATCAGGAACACCAGCGCAGAAAGGACCAGCGCAATGAGCCACCAGCTGGTCAGTCGGGGGAGCTTGGACCGGCGCGGGCTTTCTGTGGACTGTGGGGATTGCATGGACATCCTCGGTTGGGCTTTCGGGTCAGGAAAGCCCACACTTTGGATGTCAGGGGGCGGCCAGTCTTTTGGCCGAGGGCACTATTGGCTTGGCGAAGCCGGCCCAATGACTCGGCGCACATAGATGCGGGAAGCCTTCAACTCACGTGAACGCCCCTTCTCTTTAAACACTAAGGCTGCATCAACCATGATCTCCTGTCGTCCAAATATTTCGGACTCGGACACTGATGGATCAAGCTCAATCGGCAGTCGCTCCTCACGCGAAGCCAGCTTTCCGGCCCACCCATTCTTCTTGCTGTCTAGATTCGTAGCGCGAATGACCAAGCGTGTGTTTTGATATTCTTCGGTCCGCTCGTTGACTTCCAGCTCCAAGCGTTTAGGAATCTCAGCCACCGTAGCAGACGAAAAAGTAAAGTTCGTACTGGTTATCTCAGGTCCTCCCACCGAGACAGAAGATCCCGGTTGAGCTTTGGCAGGAGCCATGAATTTGATTGCACTCTCAGCAATAGCCTTCTTTTCTCCTGCAGCGGCTTTGTCAAGCGCCATCTGAAATGCTTCAGGGGAGATATTCATAGCCCCCGCTCCACCCTGGATGATCACGCTGTTGGTGGCAGTGATATTTGGGGCCGTGCTTGGCGACGTAAGCTTTGCCGCGCCAAAACCGATAAGGCCAGCAATGATTGCCGCGATGACAGCACCTTTGACCATTTTGTTTTGACCCATCCTTTCTACAAAAGCGTCGAATTTCTCCTTGTCGCCAAAGAAAAACTTTACAGCCACGTCCTCCACAAGACTTCCAGTCTCAAGGCTTTGAACAAGAAACTGTGTGTCATCGATATCAATACCCGTCAGCTCTGTCACTGCTTTTGGGAGCAATTTCAGCACTCCCTCCAGTCCTTGGAGGGCAGAAATTATTTCCTTTATAGGGACCGGCTGAGGTGTACTGTAGTAGATACGGTGCGATGTCTCCCAAACGTAGCGTGTGGGCTCTGCAGGTAGATGAGTGGCTCCCAAATTCTTCACCTTTAGTTTGACTATTGTTCCAGGCCGCAGCCGTCAGGCTCCGAAGCAGTCACCTCAGACATGCTTGTCGTTGACCGCATCACGTGGTCTTGTTAATCCACAGCAATTTCAAATTTGTTGGTAGCTCGCTCCACCTTGCTGCGGGCTTCTTGTATACGACGCAGGTACTGACCTTCAATTTCTCCTGGCCTCAAAGCAGTTGCGTCAAAGGTAGCCATCCACTCTAGTCGCCACTCAGCCAGTTCGGCTGGAATGCTCTTTTTCTTCAAGATGCTCTTGATCTCTGCATGAGCTGCCTTGGCAGATTCTTTGCCTTCCACGACGCATTTCTCAAGTGCTTGCTCGTCTTCTGCCGCGCTCTCCTTAGAGCGTAGCTTCACGTAAGCAGTTCGGCCAGTGAACATGCAGGCATCTACCAAGTTGTCCAATGTCTGATTCTTTTGCTTGATGGCAGTCACTACAGTTGTGTTGGCAAACGCTAACGCCGGGAAAATTAGGACTGCCGTCAGATGTATTCGTTTCATGATGATGCCTATCCGCACTTGGCGTTGGTGTTGGTAGCGGCCTTGACAGGATCGTTCTTCAAGCACGCTTCGACGTAGCCCTTCGTCCGCCGACACTGCAGGTCATTCAAGCTCTTGACTCGGGTAGTGCCGAAGGCCTTCTGCATGAAATCCTCTGCATAGGCTTTGGCCGATGAGCTCGACCGCATGAGTCGAAGCACTTCATGCTGACTGGGGGACGTGGACGGCTCCTGGGCTGTGGGCGCATTTTCTCTAACCCCAGGCTGCTTCCTGTCGTTGGTCGCCTCCTCACCAGCCGCCACCACATAGAACGTGTTGTAAATGTGTTGCGTAGTTGAGTGAAGAGAGTGGTTCAAATCCCCAGCGACTCGACCGGCCTGGAGGTTGCCGTCTCCCAGATCCTGCATCTTCTGCTTGGGCCATAGCTGCTGGAACAGCCGCTGCATCATCTCCCGCATTCTCAAGCGAACTCCCCTCTCCGTCTGGCGACGCGTTGCTGCTACTTGGTCCTTTTCGTCACGGCAGGAGGGTTGTAGCTCCCTCCGATGCTGCCAATCTGAACCGACCCCGAACCTGTGTTGTGCATTACTTGGCCGCTTCCACTGGAGCCTCCCTGCAACGCTCCGATAGCGGCAGCTTTGACAGCCAACGGGGCTGAACGGAACAGCTTCACCAACTCCAGCTCGTCAGGGGCAAGCGCGGCCGCGCTGGATGAACGTGCACCCGTAACGACATAGGCCACATCCACTCCGACTCGCGCCCAAACGGTGAGGGCCTTGACGTTGGGGTACGCGGTCTCTTTTTCCCAAGACGCCTGGGAGCTCTTGGATGCATCAGCCAGGGCTGCGAACGCAGGCTGGGAGAACCCCAGCCGCTCGCGCTCCTCTCTGATGCGCTCTCCGCATCCAGTTTTCTGATCCATTTCTGTTGAATAGCTCAGAATTCTGAGCCATAATCCATTCACACAAGTTCAAACAAACGAGCACTAGCGCCAACTAGTGCCCACAAACCGGGACGCAACATGCCACTCAAGAAACGCTCCGAAGTCCGCGCCGAGTTCGCCCGGCGCGGCATGTCTTACTCGGCCTGGGCCGCCGCGAACGGCTACAGCCCCAACCTCGTGATCGCCATCGTGAACGATGACGACGACAAGCCTGTGCGCAAATGTGCCCGGGGCGCGTCGCACAACATCGCCGTGCAGTTAAAGCTTAAGGACGGCGAAGTCCTGCAATTGGCCGCACCTCGAATGACCGTGTTTGCCTGAGTGACGGTTATGTCGCAACACATTATTACAGGCAATACAGGGCTTCGCGGTCACCCGGATGTCATGAGTGTGCCGCGCATTCAGAGTGTGTTCGCAGCGGTGCGACCTGGGGCAAATCGGACAGCCCAATCACGCGGGGCCGGCACTGCGGATCGCATGCATGCATTGGCAGGGAGCGCAGCAGGAAATCGCGCACGTCGTCCTGGACGGCAAGCGTTGTCGGGTGCTGACCGGGGGACTCCATGATGGCGTCCAAATCAATCAGCAGCTCGGCAATATCCAGTTGCCTGGTGTACGCCAGCCGCCTGCACAGCATCGTGAACATGGTGTGCATCCCCGCAAGCGCTGCGGTCCATTCTTCGCGTTCGGTGGTCATGTTTTGGCCCGTTCTCGTTTGGATGGCCGCACTGTACGAGGCGCTCCAATCGCTGGCTACGCCCAGCCCAGCTATTTGTTTGGAAGCGCTTTCGCGGAGGGCATTCCAATGACCCGCCGTGTTTGGAAAAACGTCCGTGCGACCAGCCTGGTGCACGCCCTGCGCCTGTGCAAAGAGCACGCCATGGACCGCCGCAATCTCAGCGTCGAGCGCATCGCCGACCTGATGGGGGCCAGCCACGACAGCCTCTACAAGTGGCTCGGCACCGGCCGCATGCCGGCCAACCTGGTGCCTGCCTATGAGCACGCCTGCGGTTGCCACTTCGTCACGGACTGGTACGCCGCAACTGCTGGCCGCCTGGTAGTTCCGATGCCCACGGGCCGCTCGGCAGCCCAAGCCGATCTGATGGCCGTCAACAGCAGTTGCGCCGCAGCCCTGGAGCTGCTGACTACCTTCTACGCCAACCCGGCCCACGGCGATGCAGCGACCACGCTGCAGGCGCTGCGCACCCACCTGGAACAGGTGGCCTACCACCACCACAACGTGGCTCGCTGCGCCGAGCCAGAGCTGGGATTTGACGCATGAGCACCACCGCGACTACCACCAAGAGCGCCCAGCCCGTTCTTGCCGTCCTGGAGGCCCTATGCGGCTTCGCCGAGGAAGGCGCCACCAACAAGGACTTGGCCACCGCCTGCAAGACGACGGCCGTGGCAATCACCCGCGCCACGCAAACGCTCATTGCCTACGGCTGGTGCCGCAAGAGCGAAGAGACCGGGCGCTTCTACCCAACGGCGCAGTTCACGCGCCTGAGCTTCAAGGTGTCGGACTCGTTCGAGCGGGCGCAGCGCCGGCTGGATGACCGCCGCCATTCCATGACCAGCGGATTTTGATTAACAAGAAGGAGAGATTGACTATGGGACGCACAGCAACAAAGGCCGCTCAGCCGGTGCAAGACGTGGTGCTTGATCAGGGCGCAGTGGCGCGCATCGAACAGGCGCAGGACGCGAATGCGCTGGTCCTGATGGAGACCTCGGCCAACGCCAAGGCCATGGCTGCGCAAATGGGCTACGAGGGGCCGCTGACCGTGGGTGCCCTGGAGGACGAAATCCGCTTCTACCAGCGCCGCACCGTGGAGGCGATTCTGGAGACCGGTAAGCGCCTGCTGGTTCTGCGCGAGCTGACGGGCCACGGGAATTCGTCCCAAATTGGGACGAATCAAGATTTCTCCGAGCGAGTCGAGCTGTTGGGCTTCTCACGGTCCACAGCCTACCGATTCATGCAGGCAGCAGCCAAGACTGCCAATTCGGCCAATTTGGCCGCTTTGAGCAACCAGATCAAGAGCGCCAGCGCCTTCCTGGAACTGGTCACCCATGACGACGACGCCCTGGAATCGCTCAAGGACATGGACGACATCGACCGCATGAGCGCCAGCCAACTGCGGTCCACGCTGCGCCAGGCGAAGGCCGACAAACAGTATGCGACCGAGCAGCAGGACAAGGAACGCATTCGCGCAGAGAAAGCCGAGAAAGCGCTGAAGTCGGGGGGCCCAAGCTCGTCCCCATCGCCGAACGTCTGCAGGAGTTCGATGAGGCGGTGAACGCCACGCAGGACGCGGCATGCAAAGCCCTGCTTAACCTGGAACGCCAGGCGAAGGAACTAGAGAAATGGTGGCTGGATGAGGTCACGCAGCAGCCCGGCTATGTGCCCGGCGAAGCCACCGCCATGCCCGCTGAGGTCGTGGCCGTGGCCCAGAAGATCCACGATGGCGTGGAGCGCATTGCCTCGGCGGTCGGCGGCCTTCAGCGTCTGATCTGGGGGACCTATGCCCATGAAATCCAAGTCGCCCGCACCTATGTGATGCAGCCCGGTGCCATTACAGGCCAGCCCCTGGCCCAAGCCGAGTAAGCCGTGAGCGAGGACGACAGCATGGCTTTGACACCCGCCATTTGCGACTACGTGCGGGATCTGGCGCGCAAGCTGGTTGCGGCCCCTCATGGGGGCAGCGGCCCGCTGCTGGACGCTGCAGCCGAGTTCCTCGGCATGAGCCGCCAGACGGTGTACCGCCACCTCAAGACGGTGGCCGGATGGGAGAGCGGCCGCAAGTGCCGCGCCGACAAGGGCAGCAGCAGCGTGGACAGCCAGGCGCTGATGACCCTGGCCACGATGCAGCGCGAAAGCGTGCGCGACAACGGCAAGCAGACCATGAAAACGCCCGTGGCGCGCAGTGTGCTGGAAGCCAACGGGCTGGCGGTAGGCGTGAGCAACGCACACCTGAACCGCCTGATGCGCGACCGGGGCCTGAGCGTGGATGCGCAGCGTGCTGCAGCGCCTGCGCAGAAGATGCGCTACCCGCACCCGAACCATACGCACCAGGTCGATCCCAGCCTGTGCCTGGTGTACTACCTCAACGGGCGCCAGTACATCATGGAGGACCGCGAGTTCTACAAGAACAAGCTGGAGAACTACGCCAAGGTGAAGTTCAAGGTGTTCCGCTATGTCCTGTGGGATGGCGCCAGCGGCCTGATCCTGCCCTGGTACTGCGAGGCGGCGGGCGAGAGCCAGGCCAGCCTGTTCAATTTCCTGATGTATGCCTGGGGCAAGCAGGACCAGCAGCAGCGCCTGTTCCACGGCGTGCCCAAGGTGCTCGTCTGGGACAAGGGCAGCGCCAACCAGAGCCACGCCATCCGCCACCTGCTGGACAGCCTGGAGGTCCAAGCCCTCACGCACGCTGCCGGCAACAGCCGCGCCAAGGGCGGCGTCGAGGGCGGCAACAACATCTGCGAGACGCAGTTTGAAAGCCGCCTGCGATTCGAGCCCGTGGACAGTATCGAAGAGCTGAACGCATCAGCTGCGGCCTGGGCCGAGGCCTACAACGCCAACATGCTGCCCGGCCAGGACACGCGGCTGCGCCGCGATGGGCTGCCCGCCCCCATCGCACGCAGCGATCTGTGGCAGCGCATCCGCAGCGATGAACTGCGCCTGCTGCCAGAGGTCGAAGTCTGCCGCGCCCTGATGGCTGGCAAGCAGGAGGACCGCACGGTCAACCAGCACCAGGCCATTCGCTTCCGGCATCCGAAAGCCGGGAAGACGCAGACCTACTGCCTGCGTGGCATGGACGGCGTGAATGTGGGCGATACGGTCAGCGTGCGGCCTCTGGTGTATGGCGACGATGCGATCCAGGTCGAGCTGGCCCGCTACGACGGTGAGCCGCTGGTTTTCCGGGTCGAGCCAGAGCGCGATTTCGACGGCTTCGGCAACCCGATGTCCGCAGCCGTGCCAGGCGAGGGCTACAAGTCCCACGCGGACACGCCGGCCCAAGTCGCGGGCAAGGCCATGGACGCCCTGGCGTTCCCCGGCCAGGACGCGGAGGCCGCGCGCCAGCGCAAGGTGGTGCCCTTCGGCGGTGAGATCAAAGCGCACAGCTACATCAAGGACGTCGAGCTGCCTGCCTTCCTGCAGCGGCCTGGCATCGAGATCGCCGCGCCTGCCCACGCAACACCGGCCGCGCCCGAACTGATGAATCCGGTGGACGTGATGCTGCGCATCCGCGCCGAGCTGGGCCGCAACCTCACTGCCGAGGAAAACGCGTTCATGACGCAGCGCTTTGCCGGTGGCGTGCCTCAAGAACAGGTGCAGGCCCTGATTGAGCAGTTCAAGAACCCCGCCCACGCCGAGCCGCAGCCCCTGCGTGCTGCTGGCGGCCTGCGGGCGGTATAGGAGGACCGATGCTCGAAGAACGCATCAAGCTGAAGCTGTACGAGACCCTCGCACAACTCAAGCAGACACAAGCGGACTTGGCACGCCACTGCCGAGTGTCGCCAGCCACGATCAACGTGATCTGCAAGTTCGACAAATGGCCCAGATCCGTCAAGACCAACGAGACGACCATGCGCCCGCTGATTGAGCAGTTCCTGCGCAGTCGCGGCGCCACGGAGGAGCAAGTGCAGAGCGCATTTGATCCGCTTTTCGAGGGGGTACACCCGCCGCGTTGCAGCGCGACGGGTGCCCTTTGTTCCCACGGCCAGCAGGCCAAAACCCAAGAGGACTCAGATATGTACGTTCGCCATAGCCGAATCACCCCACAGGCCCGCCAACACTTCAAAATTGTACGGGACCCCTTCGTGGACGAGTTGCGCTCCAGCGCCGACGTCTTCGACAGCGACGATATCCGTTACGTGCGCGCCGCTGTGCGCCAGACAGCCCTGCACGGCGGCATGCTCGCCGTGGTCGGCGATTCGGGCGCAGGCAAAAGCACCATCCGCAAGGACCTGCAGGAGTGGATCAAGACCAGCGAAGAGCCGATTGAAGTCATTGAGCCTTACGTGGTGAACACCAGTGCGGCATCCCGAGGCGGTCGCGCGCTGGTCGCGGCCGACATCACGGGCGCCGTAATCCGCAATATCGCCCCGGGCAAGCCCTTGCGCGCCTCGCTGGAGAGCCGCACCGACCAGATGCACCAGCTGCTCAAGGACAGCGCGCGGGCAGGCCGCAAGCATGTGGTGATCATCGAAGAAGCCCACGACCTGGCTACCCCCACGCTCAAGGCCATGAAGCGCTTCTACGAGCTGGAGGATGGCTTCAAGAAGCTGCTCTCCATCATCCTGGTCGGCCAGAACGAACTGGCGCGCAAGCTCAGCGAGAAGGACCCCGAAGTCCGCGAGGTGGTGCAGCGCTGCGAACTGATCACGCTGCCGCCGCTGGACAACAACCTGGGCGCCTACCTGGCCCACAAGTTCAAGCGCGTGGACCATGACGTGGCAGCGGTCCTGGAGCCCGACGCTATTGATGCGATCCGCACCGCGCTGCGCCGCTCGGAGACCAACACGTTCGGCGGCAAGCGCACTGTCTCCGACGTCTCTAAGTGCCATCCGCTGGCCGTGAACAACCTGGTCACGCGCGCCATGAACCAGGCTGTGCTGATCGGTGCGCCCAAGGTCAATGCAGCCCTGATCAATGCCGCTTTCCGTGGGGTGGGCCATGAGTAACGCCGTCATCTCGCTGCCTTGCTACAAGGCATTGCGCCTGTCCTGGATCAGGCGCCGCGCCCGCCGCCTGCAGCGCGGGTTTTGCGCTGACCGCACCACCGCGCTGGCCGAGGCCACGCTGGACTGGTACCGCTTCAAAGGGAAGGCCCTGCCCAACCGCGTAGCCCGCCGCTTGCAGGAGGCCCTGGCATGAAGCGCTACTACTTTGAACCGGGCGCAGTGCAGTGCTACCGCAAGCGCGGCGCCATTGCACGCATGCGCCGCGCGCTGCGGCTCACCCTGGGCCTGGGCAAGGCCTGCCTGGTCGGCGAACCTGTGGACCGCCTAGGCCGCTTTGTGCTCGACGCCGCGATCCTGCTGGCATTTGCCGTGTGCGTGGGCACGCTGGCGGGCTGGGTGGACCTGGCGCTGGCAATGGAGGGCATCTGATGGGCAAGAACGCGCTCATGACATGCCCGGTGTGTCGCACCGAGATGCCCATGGCCATGTTCTTCAGCTGCGAGGAGTCCGCCCGGACGTTCACGCGCCTGGCATTGCTGAGCATCCCGCTGGGCGCGCGGGTGATGCGCTACCTGACGCTGTTCACCCCGCCCAAGACCACGCTCACCCAGGGCAAGCAGCTCAAGCTGATTGAAGCGATGCTGCCTGACCTGGACCGCCGCGCAGTCACTGTGGCGGGCCAGGACTGGCAGGCCCCTCTGGACCTGTGGAGCCAAGCTTTCGAGAAGCTGTTTTCGGCTGCAGATGACGGCCGGCTCACGCTGCCGCTGTCGGGTCACAACTACCTGTACAGCACGATCCGCGACCTCTCGCAGAAGGCAGCGGCCAAGGCTGATCAGGAACAGCGCAACCAGCCTGGCCGCAGTGCAACGCCTACCGTCACAGGATCGACCAATCTGAACCCGAGCCCGCCCATAGATCCTGCATTGGCGGCCATCCATGAGAGCACGCGCAACGCGACCAAGCCCGACGAGGAAATCCGCAGACGCATCGCCGAAATCACCGGAAGGAGGAAGTAATGGATCAGAACACTGAAGAGTTCAACCTGAACTCGCTGGTATTGGCGATGAACCTGCTGCGCGTTGCGCGCAGCCAGCGCGCAACGTGCGGGGAGGTACTGCATGCACTGGCGCGGGTTCAGATGTTCGTCATCGGAGGCATGGCGACGGCCGAAGAGCGCGATTCCAGCCTCTGCCACATGGAGAACTTTATCTCTGAGCAACGCCGCCAGCTCCAGGCGAATCCCGGCCCCTTGACCCAAGTGCATTGAAGGAGCAACACCAAATGAATCAGCAAAATTTTCCTGCGGATATTCCAGAGGGCTACATGAAAAACGCCCTCGGCCATCTCGTGCCCCGGGCCAATGTCCGCGAACAGGACATGCTGCGTGACACCGTGGCGCGCAGCCTGGGCGAAAAGGCAAAAGCCCTGAACAAGGCCCTGGCTGAGTTCAAAAAAGAGGCGCTGGGCGATATTGAGGACCTGGTCAAGATCGCGGGCGAACGTCACGAGGTGGTGCTGGGCGGAAAGAAAGGCAACGTGTCCATTTCCAGCTACGACGGCAGCCTCAAGGTGCAGCGCTCTGTCGCCGACCGCATTCAATTCACCGAGGAAATCGAAGCCGCCAAGACCTTGATCAATGGATGCATCGCGCGCTGGAGTGAGGGCGCCAACCCCCACATGCGCGCCATCGTTGAACGCGCCTTCGCGGCCGACGCCAAAGGCCAGCTTAAGACCGCCTCGGTGCTTGATCTGATGCGCCTGGAAATCGATGACGAGGATTGGAAGAACGCGATGGGCGCCATCCGCGCCAGCATCCAGTCCACCGGCACCGCGATCTATGTGCGCGTATATGAGCGTATTGGCGACTCGGGCCAGTACAAGGCCATCCCTCTCGACCTGGCGGCTGTATGACGCGCTCCAAAAAGCAGCTGGCCGGCTACCACAGGCGCCGCCTCGCCACGATCCGGAAGCAATTGCTGGACATGAGCCGGGAATGGGAAGACCTGGACCAGTTCTGTGTCAACGAGCTGGAAAAGCTGGCTGACCAGGTCAAAGAAGCAGCTGCCGGCCTGGCAGAAGACTGAAGACCACTGCCTCATATCGGCCCCCATGCAGGCACTGCCAGCTGGGGGCCTTTTCATTGCCTAGAAATCTGAAATCATGAATACCACCACCCAAAAAGAATACCGGAATAGCCTCATAAAGCTGATCCATGTTGCAAAGCGCGAGCAAGGGCTGGACGAGCCGACCTACCGCGCCATTCTCAAAGCCCAGGGCGGCAATGAATCCCTGGCTGCAATGCGCCTTGAGGGCATGAAAAAGGTGCTGGACTACCTCAAGGCCCAGGGATTCAAGGTGCGTAATACAAAGACCGACCGCAGGCAGGCCGCAGCCCCCGATGCGCGCAAGGTCCGCGCGCTGTGGCTGTACCTACACGAGCTGGGCGCCGTGCGTGACCCCTCGGAAGCAGCGCTGACAGCCTATGTCCAGCGCATCGCAAAGGTAGATGATGTCGCGTGGATGCGCGGTGCACGCGCCATCAACTCAGGCCCCAACCCGGGCTGGAAAGCCCACCAGGATCTAGTGATTGAGACGCTCAAGAAGTGGGCGATGCGATTCCTGCCCGATGCGATTTTGGTCCTCAAAACGGAAGTGCGAGAACGATATGAAAACGGACAGCTGGACCCTGTGCAAATGGACTGCGCGACCATTGCGTTTCAACGCAATTTAGAGGGCGTCGGGTTTGATGTTCACCGGCAAGTCTGGGAGAATCTGCGCACCGCTGCAGGGCGCCCATTCCGCACTTAATTTACCGATTTCCATGGCCATCCACGTCGACAGAGACTCCACCATGTCCAGCCGCAGGAACCAATTCCTGGCTGACGTGATGGACACGGCCAGGAAGCACCTGCAGGAGCACCTGTCGGCCAACGCGGCCGATATGGTGGCCAGCTCGCTGACAGACCACCTCGCGGATTTCTGGGGCGGTCAGCTGATCAATATTCCGAAGGACTATCACTGGAAGCTCAGCCGCCGCGATGCTGAAATCTATGGTGAGTTCAACGGGCACAACTATGCCGAGCTGGCCAAAAAGTACGACATGCACGAACGCAGCCTGCGCAAGCTGCTGGACCGGGTCAAGAAGCGCATGACGGCCGCCGCCGACCGTCGCACGCGGGATCTCTTCAACGACTGA